TTCCGGAATGAATTTTTCAATTTCTGGAAAGTTAATACCTAAGGTCAGTTCTAGCAGAGGCTTTACTTTATCTAACCGATGCCAAATGAATGTTTGAAGGTAGTCAGCTACTTTCCTCTCCAGGTCGTCCATGACGATGAAAACATCGGAAAGCTGAAATTTTTGCCCTGCAAAATCCTTGTTGTTTTTTACGAATGAGCGCAAGACCGCTTTATCCCGAGTGACCCAATAGGAAGTGGTATCCCAGAGATAAGCCTCCAACGCTGTTATTGCGGCACTATGTAATAAGTGAATGACAAAGCCAGGAAGGGCCGATTGGGCTTTTATCGTATCCTCAATCTGTTCAAGCCGTTCGTCGAGCATCCTCAAAGGATCTTCTCGCTCCTCCGGTCTTAACGAGTATATATCTTCGTAGTCCCAACCCTCGTCGTCGTGATCAATTGGCGCCCACTCATCGCCACCTTCTGCTTGATGCAATTCTGCGATGAGTTCTTCCATAACTTCAAACTCTACCGTCTCATCGAACCGCTCCTGGATTACATCGTTCGGATCAAAAGGGCCTCCGTGTATAAACAGGTATCCTCCCTCACTCCCGTTGTAAGGGGTGTCGTGAACTGGGTCTTGGTAGCGTGCATAAAACCAGCACCGCATTGCTTCGATTTGCAATTCTCTAGGGGCGGTTGCTAGCCACGTGTCGTTCGGATCAAATTGCCGAGCGTATAGGTCGCCCGATTCAGGAGGAAGCTCCGGCCGATCATCATAGTCCCACTCACTCATCGCTATTTCCTTACGACGGCTTTGATTGTGTCTGACCATATGTGTTTCGCGTGGTCCATTTCAAGCTCCGTCTTAGCTAGTCCGCCCACTTATCACTAGACCTGTACGTTCTGTAAGCCCACAGAGCTAATCTAACGCACGTCTAACGGTGCTAGCGCCATGTGGTGGCGATATGCGTACCGAGATCACCGGCACGCGTCTCTGACGTGGCTCTACGCAATCAACCTGCGACCGGCTCCGAAAGATAGTCATGGATGATTGCCAGCACCTCGATATCGTCCTCTGATGACATGCCCAGGTAGGGCCTTGCCTCGATCTCAGCGTTGTGCGCGCCACGTGTAACCCACTGCGCAAAGTTGGACTTGCTCTTCTTCACAAAGCGATTCCCCACCGATCCATCTTTACCTTGCCGGAAGTAGACCTGCTGCGACCTGGCAGCGTGCTGGACCTTACCGCCAAATTGGTGGATGGCGCCGTAGGGGCGATCTGTACCGAACGACAGTTCATTGCTGCTGACGGTGTGGCGCATCGTGTCTTGGAGCGTGCCCTTTTCGCGCAGGGTTCGGCCACCTTTCTTACGGGCCAGGGTTGATGGTGCGAGTGGCGCCCAGGGAGAACCATCCGGGGCGACTTGCTGGCGAAAGCGGTTATCCGTGGATTGGTGTAGATACTCCGCAATGTCATTCAGCGGCGTTGTGAGGTCGCCCAGTCGCTCGGTCAGATCATCCAGGGCTTTGCCTACTGGACTTGTATCAATGAAGACCTCAAGCATTGAACCGGCCATTTGATGCTTCCTATTCAGTACGGCGATAAAGCAGAACGCCCAGGCGCAAGGCCTCAAGGTACTGCTCGCTGTCATCTACGAACTCGGTGACGCCGGTCCAACCATCGGCGCCCTGGTCGAATACAGCCACGGCTGGGTCAGTCTTACCCTTTACCTGGATGTGCGCCAGGTAGCGACGGCGCAACACCGCCTTGCCCTGATCTGGCTCCCATTCCAGGCGCACCCAGATTTCATCGGGTGTCTTAATAGCTTCAGCCAACAGGGGAAGTTCGCGAGCCTTGAGCTGCTGAGCCAATGCTATTGCACCGGTTTTGGCACCGTTGAACATCTCGCGCCCGATGACCAGGGCATCACCTGTTACATCACGGAACACTGCCGGAGCGGCGTCCGTGGCACCGAACTCTCCCAGGAACTGAGTCATAGCTTGAGAGGCAGACACTTTGGCCGGGAGCAGGCGCTTTGCTGGAATCACCCTAGGCGACGGCAAAGGGCCGGTTGGCTGGCGGTTAGGCAACCCTACGGGTGGAGCGGCAGCGGCTGACGGCGCCGGTAGCAGTTCACGGGTGCGCAGTTGGGGTACGTGGTTCGCCAAACGCGATTGACCTGGTGCGTATTCGAAGCCTGGATCTATCCCCTTGGGCACCCGGACGGTACGCGGGCCGCCGGGGCTATTCGTACCAATCACCCGATCCTCCCACTCAATGACGGGCGCCGGTCCAATTGTCAGACCCTGGCGCTCCACATCTCTGGCCGAGAGCATGAACTTTTTGCACTTGCAGCCCCAACCGTTTTGCGGCGTATGGGTTGCCCACCAAGAGTCATCGAGCGGCAGTGTGGTGCCGTTCCAGGACAAGTGCATTGGCCGTGGATGGGCGCTGTCGCCATGACGGTATACCGCGTAGGGGCGGCGCTTGCGCAGTTCCGGGTCTGCCATCTGCGCTTCGCGCCCGGCGTTGTACGACTGGCGCAGGTTGGTTTCCCAGATAACGTTGGTACGCCAACCGCGCTCGCCCTGGTATTGCCAGCCATGTTTGCCCACCACCCGGTCAAAGTCTTTGCGAAACTGTTCCAAGGTCGTGCCGTTGGAAATGGACTTTTCGACGGCGCCGCGCAAGTCGACCAACAGATCTCGCTTGACGGCACCAGCGACAACAAACGCGTAGTCGTGCTCGGCCGCGTAGGCGTCCGTCCAGGAGCGCGTAGGCAAGTCGACCTTGCCCCGGAAGTAATCGATCTGTTCTTTGAACGGTAGTGACCCGTGGGACAAGGCCATATGCTATCCCCTAATTCTGAATTACTATCAGTATCCACACGCTCGATAGGGATACCGCCATGAATTTAGCAGCGCTCGATCACATAGTTAAAAACAACCCCGAACTCATTGAAGAGAACGTTCCGGCAAAGACAGACTCAGCGACGACTGTAGGTATCGCAAAGTTAGTCGTTGCTAACGGTAGAAATGTCGATGCACTTACCGACAAACAGCGGTTCCACTTTGATAGCTACATTCTTCCGCTAATTGAGAATGTGGCATGCGACGGCGTTTTTGGTCCTGACATGGAAAATGGTGAAGACGGCTGCGTTGGCAGTGGTCGGATTGATGATGACGATCTTGAGGGCTGCTACATCATGGACGAGATGCTTTGCCAAGAGTGTCAGTACGTAAGTAACAAGATGCATGAAGACTAAAGCCCCCTGAGAATGTCATCGCGTCCAGCCAGGCTGGCAGCGGCCAGGCCGTCAGCGATAGCGTCCGCTAACTGGCTAGTCGTCATTGCCGGATAGGTTTCAATCAATCGATCCCGAAACTCTTCCAGGCTATGAACAGTGTCGAGCAGCTCCTTGATCTGCTCGACCATATCATCCAGATAGCCCCCTACAGTCCGTTCCAGTGTCCGCACCTGGTTATCCACGATGTCCGGCATTGCCGCAGGCTTGGCGGGGACTTGCTCACTGTTGGTCGCCTGGACCAACACTGGAGTAGCAACGGGAGGCGGGATGCCAAGCAGCTCCGCGCCCTCGGCCGGAGCCGGTATATTGAGCTTGTCCCGAATAACCGACTGCTCCACCTTCAGCCCCATCGGCACTAACTTTTCCAGCGCCGTGATCAGTAGCTTGGTGTCTTCCGGCTGCGGCACGTCGATGATCAGTCGCGGATATGGACGACCAGGTGCAAAATTCAGATCGCACCAAGGCCGCACAAAGTAGCGGTTCAGAGTATTTGATTCGGCCTTGGCGTCGGCTTGCAGCAGATCCAGGCGCACTTCGTTGTGGATCGTAGCCTGAGCCTGGCTGGAGCCATCGTCGGTGGACATAGTTTGGCCGACAACGGCTTTGCTGACCTGCTTGTCCCACCACTCGGCTAGGCCCTTGAAGAAGTCACCGGCACCGGTCACGTTCGCGGCTTGGGTGAAGTCGATCTTCATGCTGTCCGGTATTACCGCCGCTGCATCGCTGCCCAAATTGGCCACCGCCGACATCAAGGTATTAATGTCGTCCTTGCTGGCACCTGGGCCGTATCGACCCACGCGCATGGGCATACCAAAGATATCGGCGAAGCCCATCCAGTCCTTCCAGGTCCAGGCCTTGCACATATAGCCAACGGCTGCCAGACGTGCCAGGCCGCCCCGGATCGGCAGGCCCGAACGGATGCGAGGCAGGTGGACAATAAACTTGTACGGGGCCAATGCGACGCCATTGAGCATGTCGGCTTCATCCAGGAGCCGCAGCTCCCGGCCGGTCTCTCGGTCAAACTGGAAAAACCGCTGGTCCCGTGGCTCAAAGCGCGATGGGTTCCAGGTCTTTCCACTGCGGTCCCACATGATTTCGGAGACGGCATAGCCCTTGCCCATGGCATCCGTCAGGTCGGCTTGTAGTTCGCCAAATTCTGGAGAGTCCACTATTTCCTTGAGTTGATCTGCACGGCGCACATCTTCGGCATCATCGCTGGCGGCTTCGACACGAATGGCCAAGCCCGCAATAGCCAGCTTTCGGGTGCCTAATACCGAAGCGTAATGCAGGTCCCGCTCTTCCATTTCCTCGGCGAGAGTCAGGTAATCGTGGGCCGTGCCTTCGGCGGCCGCCTCTAAGATGGAGGCAAGTCGACCAGGAGTAAGACCGCTGGCCACCGACTGGTGCCAAACCTGACGTATGCCAGTGGTGCGAGCCGCGGCCAGCTCTTCGGTGAGTTTGTCGTACTGTATCGGGCGACCGTGCTGGTCGACAATTTTGGATTCAGCCATTACCAAATGCCTTTTTTGGAGCGCCAACCGGCGCCGATCTGGATCTCGCGATCATGCTGGGATGCTGGCTGGACTCGGTGATACTCGATGATCTCGACGTCCTGGCGGGACGCGTAGTCGGCCAGGACGGCGGCAATACCTGCGTCGCCGTGGCGCTTGGGTCCGGCTTTTTCGCCCTTTTCGTTGGTCCGTTTTTCCGGGATGCGGGCTACGCCCTTGACCATGCGGAAAGCCCGAACGTCAGTGACCACGTCTTTGTCGGCCGGGATGTCGTAGAAGGTGTCGTCTTCCAGGGCTGCCTTGAACGGTGGCATGTTGTCCCGGTACCAGCCCTCGGTGAGCATCACCCGTTCAATTCGGTTAAAGCCGAACTCGATGGCAGTTGCTTCCGACAACTGCGAGCCGTTGCCCCTTGCGTCATCAGCACCTTTCAGAAAGTTGGGCAAGCGCCGAAGGATGTAGAACTTGATCTGCTCCTGCTGCTTGAATGGGACGTTACGCAGCTCGACCACAAAGGGCGTGCGCTTGCGCAGGTTCTGTTCTTTGAGCAGCGGCCAGATGACCGAGAGGTCGCCGGTGCGGCCGAAGTCCATGCCATAGAAGCTCTGTACGTCCAACGGGATGGCCGATAGCAGCGGGAGCAAATGCTCTTCGCACCACTCCTGGGACTCGGCAAGGCGCAGGTGTTCGGCGATGGTTTCGTAACCTTGCGCATACGCCAGGCGTAGCACTGGCACGTCGCGGTTACTGCGTTGTTCGACTAGGGCCATGCTGAGAAAGGCGCCGCCGCCCTGGGATGGAACACAGTCCAATTCTTCGTCGGCCGCATCGCCATAGAAGCCGTATACGTCTTTCACCCAGGCTCGTTCATCCTCAAGCCTGTACCCAATGCCTTTACGCAGGCAAACACGCTTGTACAGGCCATCGGCAACGGCTTCACCGAAAGTGCAGCGGAACACTTCGCCATTGCGCTTGCCTGCTCGGATTTCGTTGACCAGGTCGTTGAAGGGGTTCTCCGTACCGTCGTGGGTGCTGATCACATGGACCTCGCCGCCCCAGATCAACAGAGCCATGGCAGCTTTCAGCAGCTCGGCCAAATCCGCATGGAACGCGGCTTCGTCGATCACTACAACGCCCTGACGGCCGCGCAGGTTGGACGGCCGACTGGTCAGCGCAACTATGCGGTGGCCGCTGGGAAACGCGATGGTGTAAGTCTTGATGTGTTTGTCGGGATCGCTATCGGGCCAGATGCCTTCTTCGATCTCTTCCGCCGCGTAGTTGTAGGCTCGCGCCCACATGGCACATGCCTGGATGTACTCCACTGTCATGTCTTGGTTGTAACCCAGGTAATAGACCGTCTGACCACCCGCCGGCTTTTCAGCGGCTGCCACCAAGACGTTGTCTGCCGCTTCAGCCCAAGTCAAACCGATACGGCGGGACTTTTCACCGACCTTGAGTGGGGCGCGAATTCCAATCCATTTTTTCTGGTAGTCAAGCAATACTGCCGGGGCGCCTGAGCTGGTAATACTCTGCAGTATGGTTGGAACAATCATCGCAGTTCACTCCGTGCTGCCATATGGCCAGGAGTGCTAATCTCCGGTTTCGGCTCTTTCACAGAAGGAATACTGGGATGATGGATTGGATTATGGGTGGCTATAGCTCCATCAAGGCTGCCACGGACATTACGCAAAGCATGCTCGCACTCAAGACAGACGCAGCTGTGACTACCAAGGTCATTGAGTTGAATGGTGTTCTGCTCGGGCTGCAAGGGCAGTTGAATACCGCACACGTCGAGCAAACGACGTTTACCAACCGTATACGTGAGCTTGAAGCTGCGATTGCACAGTTCAAACGCTGGGAGCAGGAGAAGGAA